AAATAGTGAAATTCTTTTAGGTGGGAATTTTTTTGTATCTGCCCAATTATCTGAGTAAAGTATTGCTTCAATTTCTCCATCTTTGTTGCATTTTGCAGAACGTACTAAATTAGTTGGTAAATGCTCAACTCTTACAATCTTACTTTTATTTTCGTTGTAGATTAATTGCAAATTGAACTCTCCTAATAATTTCAAATCCTTTGCTATTTTCTTAATTGTATCTTTTGAAAATAACATTTTCATTTGTGCGTACTCATTCGGTTTGCGATTTGCATCATTTGCCGTTAACCCTTTTCCGTAAATTAACTTAGTAATATTGTTTATTACTGCGTTATTTGTAGTAGAACCATTATAACGGTCTATTAAAAATTGATAATAGTTATTATCCTCCCCGAAATCTACCCAATCCTCACGCTTATTTTCAGTAATTTTAGGGGCTTGGTAGTCTGCTAATTGTATAAAGTGTATATTACTCATATATTACATATTCGTTTGCTGTATGGTTCGCTACGTAGTCACCATTATTAATTGTATAGTCTTTTATTTCTTGGTTTGTGCACATGATTTTATCTCTATAAATTGGAACTCCATTTACATCGAAACAATTTAATCTATAAGTATGTCCATCAATTAAAAAATCAAATGTTTCGTCAATTTCTAATTGCATGTAATAACGTTCGCTTACTAAAATAGGATCATTTATAGTATGCGAAATATTTGTTAATTCATCGATAAATACCATAGTAGAAACTTCTTTGCTTCTTGGCATAAATCTAAAATTTTGTGTATAGGTAAAATCTTTTAAAACTATCATATTTATATAACGTAAAAGATGCGTTTTTGTTTCTATAAAAAAACCCTACCGAATAGATAGGGTTTTAAAACAATTATGAAAACAATTATTAAGAACCAGAAACTATTGTAAATCCTGCAGTAGTTAAACTAACTCCAATGAAATTAGCCGCAACTTTTTCCATTGCTTTAAATTCTAAAGTATAACCAGATAAGTCTCCCATTGCTGTTCCTGTAACAATACTTCCCCCTGTAACTTCCATTCCATGCTCTAAACCTGCAAGGAAAAAATTACCATTGTGGTCTTCTATAATTACATTTGGTCTTCCAAAACATAAAAGTTTTAATTCCTTATGGTCTTTAGGAGTTAATTGCTTTAATGTTAATTTAAGATTTTGCTCAAAAAAAGTAGTTCCGTTTTCTCTTGAAGAAGTGACTGTTTGGTCAAAACTATTAGTTCCTTTTAAATCATATTTGTAAGCAGTTAAAGAAGTTCCTGTAACTGCATCGATAACATCGGTATTAGTAACATTATAAGTTACGCCTGTTATTTTACCAAAATTGACAAAATAGGCTGCTTTTAATCCACCAACACTCGTTTTACATAATTCTAATCTTCCCAATGATATGTCGCACGCCATTTGATATATTTTTAAAGTTAATAAAAAAAGGGCGGTATTTCACGCCCTAATTATTTTTAGTTAGCAGAATTTACAATTCCGTAAGTTGTAATATCTTCGATTGCTGCGTATTGAACACCAGCAGCCATTCTCATCACAATTCTAACATTTTGAGAACCATCTACTGGGCTCATATCAATTATAGATGCTTCCATTAAATCAGATTGTAAAGAACAACCAAAGTATAAATTGCTTTTTAATGTAGCAATTGCAGTATTAGAATTTAATCCATTAGCAACAAATATTTTGATACCATCAAAAGATAAAGCACCATTTCCATTATACCATTGAGTACCTTGTGCGTTCATACCATTTGCACCAACTCCTGAAGCAAATCCACCTAATGCTCTAACGTATGCTTTAGCTATATTTTGAGAAACATAGATATATAAATCTTCTTTACCATAAAGTGTAGCTGGAATAGCATCAATAAGTAAACCTAATTGTGCAACTACATTAGAAGAAGTAACAGTAGTTCCTGCAACTTCTTGAGCAGTAGGTAAACCAGCATCTGTTGAAATTTTTGTTACAAATCCATCAAATTGTCCACTTGTAGCAGTTGCTCCAGTCCAAATAGCCACTTCATTTTGAGCAGCTACTTTAGAAGCTACATAACCCAAAAGATAATCTTGAAAAGATGAAGGAAGAACATCAAAAGAAGAATATCCTTGCTCAATTCCTTGCCAAGTAGAGTGAAAAGTTAATTTACATAATTGTAAATTTACTTGTAAATCTTTTACAGATAAAACTCTTTCAGTTAATGTAACTGTAGAAGTTGCAGAGAAATCACATGTAGAATCTTTTAAAATTCCATCAGTAGCAATTTTTTGTAAAACTTGTTTATATTTTACATTTGGTAAAATTTCAACTCCACCATTTTCAATAGTTGGAGAAGATAAAAGAGCAGCCGCAACGTATTTTTTTGCGAACTCTCCAGCATAAGTAGTAGTTAAACTTGTAGTAGTAGCCATTTTTTAAATATTAATTTAGTTAGTTTTTAAATAATTTTGAGAATACTACATCTTCAGTAGTTCTTTCTCTTTTTGATGCGAATTGAAAATTTTCTTTTTCAACTACATTTTCAGGATTGAAATTGATTGCAGTTGCAGCAGGTACATTGCTTGCTAATTCAACTTTTAATCTTTCAATTTCTGCTTGTAATTCAGTAGTTTTTTTAACCATAGCGAAGAAAGTTTCTTTAGATACAGTTTCAACTACTTTTTTAGCTGTAGCTTCAGCCATAACTGGCTCAGTTGCTTCTGCTTTTGGATGGTCTGTTTCAGGTGCTGCTTCTTCCGCCGCTGCATCTCCAATAGATTTAATAATTCCTTCAGTTTCAACAACTAAAACTGTTCCATCCTGTAGAGTATATTCTCCAACAGGCATTGGTATTGCACCGTCTGGCGTAACAATTCCAATAGAATAATCAGGAGCAAACTCCTCTGCTTCAACGGTGGTAACTCCATCCATTAAAGTTTGTTGCGCAAGTTTTACTTCCATAGAAAGTAAATGCATAACATTGTTTAATACATTTTTGTAGATCATATTCAAATTTAATTAGTAATTACTCGTTCAGTATTTGTATTTATAATCGTAGTAGTTAATTGGTCAACTGTACTACCAACCCTTTGCGCTAATGTTTCCCCTGTGCAATTCTCAGGTTTATAAGTTCCATCTTTACCTAAACAACCTCTTTTACCACCTACGGGGCTTGTTTGACTTTTACTTGTTGCCATTTAATAATTCTTTTAATTGTTGAATTAACTCTTTATTTTTAGAACTCATTTCTGCTTTATCTGCAAAATAACCCTCTATTGAAAATCCTTTAATTTCTCCTGCTTTTACTTTGCTCCAAATCTCGTCATTATTGCATTTCATCGAAATCATCCAGGTACCTTTTGGTAAACTAAAACCATACTCTTTTGATTTATCCATTTCGGGATTATCAATTATCCAACTTTCAACAACCGACATATCTTTAATCGCTTTGTCGTGCATTAGAGTTGCATTGTTTTGATTTCCGTTTATTAAGAATAATTCAGATGCCTGTTTAATTGTTTCAGAAGAAAAATAAACATAAAATTCATCTTTGCCATTCTTGCGAAATATTTGTTTATTTGGAATTAAAGCCGCACCCATTAAAATACGTTTGTCATTATCGACTTCCGTGAATTCAATTTTTATGTGCTCTTTTAATGCAATCCAATCGGACTCAATAGCAGGTCTGTCCACTACGCTAATTGCGTCGACTCCATCCGTTTCTTTATTCAATACTAATTCAAATATTTGCATACTCATATAACGTTATTTAATTTGTTTTGTTTCTAAATTGTAGTTAAAGTATTGATAATTAACTTAATGTAGCGTTAGAAATTATATTTCTACCTAAACTTTGAGCAGTTGTAACATCTCCAGCAGTTACATAAGTTTTAACAACTGGTGCACCTTGTTGTTGCATAACCCCAGCAATTTGATTTACACCGCTATTTCCTACTACATTAAAACTTGGTGCAGCAGGTGCAGCAGCAGCTCCGACACTTGGAGTAGAACCACCACCGCCGCCACCGCCAGGAACTTGAACGGATAAAATAGATTTAACATTTTTTAACCCTGCAGCAACTGCTATACCTGCATTAATTGGAGCAAGGAACGGACCTACATAAGGGATTCCAACTGTTGCGCTATATGCTTTTTGAGCAGATAAAAAGGTTTCAATTGTTGCACTTGCTACGGCTGCAACTTTCCCAGCTGTTGTTTGTTTGCCTAATAAATCCCCCAAACCGCTTAGAGTTTTTGCTGTTTCTTCTAATGCTTTTAATTTAGCATCTTTTTCTAAATTAGCAATTTTTATATTTGCATCTGTAGTTTTTTGGTTTATATCAGTTACATTATTAGCGTGTTGTTTAGTCAATTCGGTAATATCTTGACCGAATTTATTTGCGTTATCTAATTTTAATTGATATGCTGCATTTTCTGCTTCTAATGCTAATTGTTGTTCTGTTTTATCCCTATCTTCATTTGCTTTTTTAGCTTTGTCAATTTCATCTAATGATTTTAACTCTAATTCATTTCTTTCTTTTAATGCTTTTTGCTGTGCATCGTATGCTTCTTGATCAGCTTTCTTTTTTTCCTCAGCTTTTTCAGTTGCTGCATCGGTAGCAAGTTTATCCTTTTCAGCTTGTGTAGCTGCTGCATCGTCACTTTCTTTTTTATCAATTGCTTGTGATGCTAATTTATAACCAGCCCTGTCATTTAAAAGTTTTGTTAAAGTATCATTTGAAGCTTTAATCGTTGCCTCTCCTTCTGCTTTAGTTTTTGAAGGATCAAAAGCTAACTTTGTTAAAAAGTCAGCGGCTTTGTCACCCATCTTTTCATCTACTTTGTACTTTAAATCTACTCCTGGTATCTTATTAATTAAATCAATAATTTTGTTTATTCCTTTTGCTGCATTTTCATAAAGGAAACGTACGGGAGTAGAAACAAAATCAATGTAAGATTTAAGCATATCATAATTACGCTTTGCTCCTATTTCTGCTTGTTTATTTGTTTGGATTTGATTTGCAATATTTATTTTATTTGCCGTAATCGCTTCATCGGTTTGCTTTATTTTTATTGCTAAAATTTCTTTTTCAGATTTCCCTTGTAGCTTTAAAATATTATCCTGGTTTCCAATAGCTTTTAATTTCTCATTAGCTTGGTCCACATTTTTTTGTGAAATTGCGTTAAGGTTTTTTTGTTCAATTGATACACCGCTTACAGCCGCTTTAATGTCATCCCAATATGTATAGATTGCGCCTAATGCAATAACTAATAAACCAATTCCTGTGCTTCCTATTGCTGTCTTTATTCCTTTAAACGCATCTATTGCAACAGCTTTCATTTGCTTAAACGCATCAGCACTTTCACCCAATTGTTGAAGCCCCGAAGCGATAGCCATTGCGCTTTGAACTTTTAAAATCATTTGTTCAGTCTGTGCAGATTCAGTACCAAGAATACCCATCGCACCCGTAACAGCAGAAAACCCACCAGCAACACCCGCTAATGATGAAGAAACGGCTTTAAATTTTGCATCTGGATTAAAGGCATCGGTTAAGGCTTTTGCATCCCCTATTTTATCCTTTAACTCTCCAGCACGTTTAGCTGCTTCAACTGCTTCTTTAGAAGTTGCTCCAAACTTATCTGATAAAGCAGCTACTTCATTTTGTGCCTCACGCAATTGAGATTTTAAACTACCGACTGACTTTGTAGTTTGGTCTATATTAGTTTGTAAATCTAACGTTACTACTTTATTTTCTGCCATTTTTTATAATTCTTTTAAGTTGTTTAAATCCTTGTTTCCACGTTTTTGGCATTTCATTTTTACCCTTTGCAATTTCTATATTTTCAGAAACTCCATAGTGTTCGTGCAGCTGTAATAGTTCGATAATATTTTTAAGCATTTTGTATAATATTTATAAATTGTGAAACTCTAGGATTATCGTAAGTGATTGTTATTTGTTTGAACGCAACTGCTCCAGTAGTATTTGCTGTAATTGGAATTATAAAAGTTCCATCAGTATAATTGTTTTCAAATAAAGTAGAACCATAAGAAACAGAATATTTCTCACTATTTAATTTTAATATTGTTATCTCTACATTTTGTGCTGAGTTACTAATATTAAAAATAGATTTTAAAGCAAATTTTCCGCCATTATTTGAAATTCCTGCAACCTCTCTAAAATCGCTTATCAATTCCAAATCTACTTCTCCTGTTGTTAAATCAGTTGTATAGGAATTTATAATATATTTTTTATCCTTATAAATTAGTTTATCATTTAATTTAATATCAGATAGCATGGTAATTGGCATTATTGCTTTTAACTTAACAATTCGGCAGCGTATGTTATAAAGTGCCGAAATATAGTTTTGATACCATAAAGCAAATAAGGAATTATTTGTATAGCCATTCATGTTCCAACTACTTTGCTCGTTCCCAAAGTTTAAAGAAGCTATGTCATTATTAATAAATAATTCGTTTGAAAATCTTTGATAATCAAAAACACCATCGAAGGTAATACCATTAAAAAACTTAATAGGATAAGATGGAGAAGTTAAACTATTTTTATACATTAATATAGGTTTAGGTTTATATGGCTTTAAATCCTTATCTACTAATGTTGCAGCAATAAAATCCTCTCCTATTGTTTTCTCCCACATTACATCTTCAAAAGGACTTTTAATTTCATAAGTACTACTCTCGTTTGAAAGGTTATCTTCGTAAATTAAATCCCCATAATCAAATCCACGGTTAAAAGTATTTCTAAAATAGTTATTTAAAATGCAGTCAGACTTTTCATGTGTGAAACTTAATTTCTTAAATAGTTTTGTTCGATCAAAATCTACGCTATCATTTATAACATATTTGTTTATGTCGGTATATTTTCCATAGCTATAGAAAAACTCCAAAGGTTCTAAATTAAAACTAGTCGGAGAAGTTGCAGTAATTGTGAAATTAAATAATTTAATAATTCCGTTAAAGAAATCAATTATTTTCATATCGGGTAAATTAGCTGCAATATTAATTGTAGAAGTTGTTGTTAAACTTCCTGAATATGTACCTCCGTTATTTATCCAATCAGTACCATCATAATAGGATTGATCAACTCCAAATCCTGTATTAATTGACATAGTACCCGAAGAAATAATTTCAAAAAATATTGAAGGATTTAATTCTGTATCATAACCTTGAAATAATACTATTCCTTGATTTCCATAATTATTATCAAAAATACTTATTGTAATACCGTCAGAATTTTTAACTAAAACTCGATACATAATAGTTGTATTACTTGG